CGGCGAATGGTTTGAGGATGTAGACGGCGTTATTAGTGATTTCGCGAAGACACAGGAGGCTGCGTAATGGCCCGTGCTCGCAATATCAAGCCTGCCCTGTTTAAAAACGAGATCCTTGGAGTTGCTGATCCAATGGCAACGCTCCTGTTTGAAGGTTTGTGGCTGCTCGCTGATAAAGCTGGTCGCCTGGAAGATCGCCCTATGCGGATCAAGGGAGAGCTTTTCCCGTATCGCGACGGGCTGGATGTCGAGGGTCTTTTGAGGTTCCTCGCAAGCGAAGGCTTCATTGTCCGGTACTCAGTCGGACCGAAGCGTTACATCCAGGTTGAGAACTTCGACAAACATCAGAACCCGCATCGTAATGAGCCGGAGTCAGTTATTCCTTCTGCGTCAGAGGGTTGTATCACTACCGATTTTGGCGGAAGTCCTTCTGCCATTCTCGGTAGCGCTCCGGCTGATTCTATGATTCCTGATTCCGGATCCCTGACTGCTGACTCCCTCACCGCGTCAACGCCTTCGGCATTGCCGACTTCGCCGAGTGACGACCTTTTCCCGAAATTCTGGAAGCTGTACCCGAACAAGAAGGGTAAGGCCGCAGCTGAAAAAGCCTGGAAGAAGCTCAAGGTCACTGCTGACCTGTTCGGCCAGATTGCCGAAGGCCTGGCAGCGCAAGTCGTTTGCGAGGCATGGGTCAAGGACGGCGGCCAGTTCATTCCCCACCCAGCGACATGGCTGAACGGCAAGCGCTGGGAAGACGAGGTGAAAGTCGCCAGCAACGTGCACCCGTTCCCGCAGACCCGTCACACCGGCTTCGCTGAGCGCGATTACACCGCCGGCCTGATCCCAAGAGGAGATGGCAGTTATGCGCTCTGAACCAGTTCAAGCCACTCCAGAACTGCCGCCGGGCACTCGCATTCAGCCAGCCGAGTGCGAAACCCACGGTGCCTACGAGCAGCGGGTCTTTCCTGTGCTGGGTCGGGAGCTGAAAAGCAACTGCCCTGAGTGCACTCGTATCTCCCGCGAGAAGTCCGAAGCCGCCGAGCAAGCCAACAAGGCGATGGAACTGCGCATGTCTCTTGCTCGCAAGCTGGGCGATGCGCTGATCCCGAAACGCTTTACCACTCGCACCCTGGGCAACTACCAGGCCGAGAACGACGGCCAGCGTAAGGCCCTTCGGTTCTGCCAGCACTACGTGCAGATCTTCGACGAGATCCTGAAAACCGGTCTGTGCATGGTGCTGATCGGCAAGCCCGGTACCGGGAAAACCCATCTCGGCGCCGGCATGGCTAACGAGCTGCTGCACAACACGTCGCGCACGGCCGTGTACCGCACTGTCGGCGCAATCCTGCAGGCGATCCGCTCCACGTACGACAAGCACAGCGAGCGCAGCGAGGCGGAAATTCTGTCGAGCCTGATCGACCCCGATCTGCTGGTGCTGGACGAAGTCGGCGTGAGCAAGGAGCAGCCGAGCGACTTCGAGCTGACGACACTGTTCGCAATCATCAATGGCCGATACGAGCAGGAGCGCCCCACGGTGGTGATCTCCAACCTCGAAGCCAACCAGTTGCCGGCCGCCATGGGTGACCGCTGCGTCGACCGTCTGCGCGAGGGCGGAATGATCGTGGTCCCGTTCGATTGGGAGTCTCAGCGCGGCAAGGAGGGTTTCTGACATGACCATCGACAAAACGAAACTCCAAAAGCTGCTGTGGGCCGAGGCTGCGTCCTACCGTGCCGACTGCGCAGACTGGAAGCGCAACACCGAGGCGCTGCAGGAATTCCTCGGGGAGAAGACCGTTGAGGAGGTGGCGCTGGAGCTGCTGGCGGAGAACGAGCGGCTGAAGACCTTGCGGAGCACAACCGAGCGTGATCTTGCGCAAGAGCTTGAGGTTTGGAAGCACGGTCCATCCTGCTGGAATTGCGGTGACACTGGTGATGTGCATGACATTGTCGGCGAATGGCGTGGCCAATGCGATTGCAATGCAGCCAAGTTGATTGATGTTTCTAGCAAGCGCGACCAGCTCAAGGCCGAGAACGAGTTGCTGCGTTCCACCTGTGCCAAGGCGAGTGCTTGCATGGATCGCTGGGCCGGAGGGCATGCATTCGACGCCGACGGTCTTGGAGGGCGTATTCGCGATGCGCTCTACGATGCCTACAGGCCTGGTGCTCGCGAAGGAATAGCGAAGCTTCACGAATTCATCGACGCCGCCTCTGCGGGCAAGGAGGTGCAGCCGTGAATCCCGAGTACACCATCCGCGACCAGCGCGACGTAAACCGCTTGGCCGGCGTTCTGCACGCGATCGACCTGAGCAAGCCGAAAGTGGTTGTGATCCGCGACGAGAAGCGCCCTGACGTCTGCAACCGCAAGATGTGGGCAATGCTCAAGGACGTATCCGAGCAGGTCATCTGGCACGGCAAGAAGCTGACCAGTGAAGACTGGAAGTGCCTCTTCAGTGCCTCGCTGGAGAAGCAGCGCGCAGAGCTTGGCCTCGACGGTGGCTTCGTCGTCATGGCCGTATCGACCCGCAAGCAGTCGCAGAAGTGGTTCAGCGATCTGTTCGAGCTGATGCATGCCTTCGGCGCCGAGCATGACGTGCGCTGGACTGAGCAGGACAAGTGGGGAGGGCGGTATTGATGCGCACTGCCCTCAAGGATGTGAAGCAGAAAACCTGCAAGGCCTGCGGCGGGAAGTTCGCGCCGATGTTTAACACCACTCAGGTGGTGTGCAGCCCGAAATGCGCGCTGGCTCACGCGCCGGCAAACACCGAGAAGACCCGCAAGGCGATCAACCAGCGCGACCGCCGCGAGATCCAGGTGCGCAAGGAGAAGCTGAAGAGCAGGGCGGATCACCTGCGTGAAGCCCAGGCCGCCGTGAACGAGTACGTCCGCCTGCGTGACGCGCACCTGCCATGCATCAGTTGCGACTCGATGCCGAACGACAACGACCTGATGACCGGCAGCCGCTGGGACGCTGGCCACTACCGATCTGTCGGCGCCTGTCCGGAGCTGCGCTTCGAACCGCTGAACATCCACCGCCAGTGCGTGAAGCGCAACCGCAATCTGTCAGGTAACGCGGTCGAGTACCGCATCCGGTTGGTGCAGCGCATCGGCGCCGAAACCGTAGCATGGCTTGAAGGGCCTCATGAGCCCCGCAAGTACACCGTCGAAGAAATCAAAACCATCAAGGCCGAATACCGGGCCAAGACAAGAGAGCTGAAAAAAGGGGAAGCCGCATGAAACTGATCGATGCAAGACAGGTATGGACTGAAGCGCAGCACGAATCGAACGCGTCGATCAGCGCTGCGGCAATCGACCGAGCAGAATCGGCACCGGTGAAGAAAGGCGCCCGGATGCGCCGGCATGAAGCCGTGTTCGCCGCACTCGGCGATGATAAGGAAGAGCGTATTCAAATCGTGCGCGAGCGGATCAGCATCAGCGAGACGCGCCGCACGCCGGTTGGCCGATCTACTGCCCGCGCCGCGCACCTGGCCATGATCGGTAAAGTGCTGCGCGCCATCGACACGCTTCCATTTCAGGTGCAGAAGCTCGGGCACTACCTTTACCATCCGTGCATGACGATGGTTCACGTGCTCAACGCGGAGAAGCTGATCTGGAACGATGTCGACTTTTCCGCTCTGACGGACGCCAAGGCTGCGAAAGCTCATTGCATGATCACTATGGCCCTGCAGTCTTACAAGATTGAGGCGCATGGCGGAGAGCAGTGGGGGCCGGCGCGGGTAGCCGAAGGAATGCTCAAGCTATACGGCATGCGCATCGAGCCGAAAGTTTGGGATCGCGACTGGAAGGATGTATGGAATTTCCTGCGCGAAGCTATCTCAGAAGTGGATGTTCAGGCATTACAGCCGGTATGGCAGGTAATCTTTGATGAAAAATCTGAGGATGCGGCATAAATATGTTGCTATGTTGGGGTTTGTGAGGTAATTTTTTCATAGTGCACAAGTAACGCGAAACGCACGCAGATCCTTGGCCCAGACAAAGCTCTGGGCTTTTTTGTCCGCCATCAAAAGGCTAGTATCAACGTTCAATAATTTGGCGCGGGTTTTTTGATGGCATTCCTTGAAGTGGTGGAGCAGTTTTTTAAGAGCGGCTTGGCCGCAGTAGTATTGATTGCTGCAGTGCAATTTCTAAAAGTGTGGTTCATTCACACCGAGTCGAAATGGTTCAACATCGGTGCCATTGCTGGCCTGATCCTCCTTATCGTTTTCCCTTATGGATGGGATCTGGTTTTTGGAGCAAATGACACAGGCTGGGAATCTGTTATACGAGCTCATGAAGGCGGTGCTACAACGGCAGCCCTATTCCAAGCTGACTTTTGGGGTTCAGTGGTCGGTGCTGGATTGTCCTTCTTGGGCATGAGCTATCTGATGACGGATCGGCGCTACTGATTTCTTCAAAAGTTGTTGAAAACAGAAAACCTCGCCTTGTCGGCGAGGTTTTTTTATTCCTTGAATTTACCTTTAGCCAAGGCAGCCTCGGGAAGGTCTGGACGCCGATAGCCGGATAGTGCGACGTACGGAATCAACGCCGGCAGCCCGTGCACTCTGATCTCACATGCTTGTGCAGTGGCGCGAGACAGGAACATCGAGATCGGTGCGAAGGGGCGTCGACGCTGTGATGGTCTTTGGCCGACAGCTTGGAAAGACGAGCGCGCCTATTCACGGCCTTAAAAATCCTTCTTCTTGAAGGTTTGATCGGCCGCCTGATCATTACTGATCGTCAGCACGCCATTCGAAATGGAATAAGTTGTTGACGCATCACCTTCGGAATATCTGGTTCGCCACCTGCCCCATTCCCCGGTGTCATCCATGAACGCTGACCATATAACGCGGTCTTCGGACACTTGGCAGCGATATCGGAAGGCGTCCCCATCCGGCCGACGATACGAAATTTCCGGGGTTGATCCCGCGCTTTTTGTTTTCATCGTTTTCGTGGGGCGGCCCATCTCGACCGAGATTGCGGCCTTGCATATGTCGGCGCTTGAGAAGTCAGCGGCCTGTGCTGCGACTGAGAGTCCAAGTGATGCAAGCATTGCCAGCGATATTGTTATTTTCATGCCCTTGTCCTTGGGTTGGTGACGAGGAAGTCTAGTCGGTCTTATTCGCGTCGATGCGTGCACAGATGACTTTCTGTAGGCGCAATGCAATCATCAATTTTTTTTGAGCAGAAGGGAATCGCTATGGTTGGCCTGATCCATGGTTTTGCAGCATCAGATTGGATTCGAGCGCGCGACACTGCACGTGCAATCCTCATCAAGCAAGCGAGGCGACCCAACCCATTTATCGCTTACTCGGACTTGGTTGCTCAGCTTCCGATCGCTCTTGAGGCGCATGATCCTCGGCTTAGCGCTCTACTAGATGAGATATCGACGTCTGAGTACGACCAAGGCAGAGGCTTTTTGACCGCGCTGGTGGTTCACAAAAATGGCTCTGTGATTCCAGGGCCTGGTTTTTTTGAAATGGCGCGGAAGAATGGTAGGGAATTTGATGACAGCGACCGCTTTTTCATTGATGCCTACACTGAAGTGACTAACTACTGGAAAGCCAATCGTCAAGAGACTTAGTGCGTTATTGATTTGACTTTTAGTTCATGAGCCTCGGCATTTGCCGGGGCTTTTTCGTTTTCGGCTCCCCACACCCATTGCCCCGAGCTGGGAGTGCAGCGGACGCCGGATTTATTCACTCCCCGAGGGGGAGGACAGTCGGATGTCCAAGATGCCTGAGAAAAATCCTGACTTCTGGGCGCAGGTCTGGCTCGTCCTCAGTACCCCGCTTTGGCAGGGTGCAATCATGGCGTCCACGGTCTCGCTATTGCGCGTTCTTTACGAAGGCAAAGAGGCCAACAAGTGGCGCGTGATTCTTGAGGCGATGATCTGCGGATCGTTGAGCCTTTCTGCCAGTAGCGTCATTGAATGGATGGCGTGGCCATCAAGTCTTTCGGTCGCGGCCGGCGGCACTATCGGTTTCATCGGTGTCACCGCGATTCGGGAGCTGATCATCAAGTTCCTCGGACGCAAGGCGGACTCAGCATGAAAGCGATAGCTACAGCGTTCATCATCGCCCTGGTTGGCATCTTGCTGGTCGGCATTCAGCAGTACCGCGTCATCGCCCTGCGTGGCGAGGTGCAGGTCGAGACCAGGAGCAAGAACGAGGCGCTCGCCGCGAACCTCGAAAGCCAGGCCACGATCACCACATTGCGCGCCGAAGCCCAGCGCAACGCCGACTACCAGAAAGACCTGAACAAGCGGTTACAGGCCAGTCAGGCCAAAGCCAAAAAGGCGGAGAAGAACTTTGAAGAACTCAAACGCAACAGCAAGCCTGTTCGTGATTGGGCTGCTCAGCCTCTGCCTGACGGCCTGCGCGGTAAAGCCGCCAGTAGTAACAAAGACAACGGCGGTAAGAGTCGAACCCCCTGAGCTGGTGCCGTGTGAGCGGGTGGCTGATGAAGACCTCGCCGACAACGGCCAGCTGTGGGAACTGAAGAACCAAGCCATCAACCTGCTCGACACCTGTGCAGACCAGGTGGACGCGCAGATCAAGCGCAGTCAGAGCAAGTAGGTCGCGACACGTTTCGCGAGAGTGCAACTTGTGTCGCGACACTGGAGAAGGGCATGACCGCAAAGCTGATCGACTTCAAGCGCGAGGGGTGGCGCGACGCCGCAAAGACCCTACGCAAGATCGCAGATGATCTCGATGCAGGTGTGCATCCGGAATGCACTGTAGGCGCGTTGACTCTGATCGGCCCGAAAGGGCAGGTGACGGTGTTCGGGCTCGGCCCCAAGTGCGACGACCTGCAATGCCTGGGTGCGATACGCCTGGGTGAGCAGAAGCTGATTGATGTGCTGCTGGACATTGAAGATTAAGGATTCCCCATGACAACCAAGCAACCCGACTGGGAGGCGATCGAACGAGCCTACCGGGCCGGTTCGCTTTCCATCAGAACAATCGCCGAGCGCCAAGGCGTGTGCGACACCGCAATCAGGAAGAAGGCCAAAGCCCTTGGATGGGCAAGAGACCTTTCTGACCAGGTGCGCAAAGAGGTTCGCAGCAAGCTGGTTCGCGGAGAGGTTCGCAACGATCAAGGCGCGAACTGCGAACTTGATGCCGAGATCATCGAGGAGGCTGCCGAGGAAGGCGCCCGGGTGGTTCGCAGCCATCGGCGAGACATTCGCAAGGCGACGACTCTTGCGAACCTGTTGATGGATGATCTGCTGTCGACCATCCAGCGCCGCGAAGAGATCGAAGAAGACATCGAGGCCGAGACTTCCGAAGACAACAACGGTATGCGCCGCGCCTCAATGCTCGCCGCCGTCTCTCTACCCAGCAATTCCAAAACACTGTTCCAGCTTTCCTCTGCAATGAAGAACCTGCAGGTTCTGGAGCGTCAGGCATACAGCCTGGACGAGAAGGAGAAGACGGACGAAGCCGACGAACTCTCGAAGATGATGGACGAACTATCGAAGGACGCCTGACATGAAGCCCGAGCACATGAAGCTGCTCCGGGATAAGCGTTGGCGGTTGAACAATCTCTACTTCATCACCGACAAGCAGGGCAAGAAAGTCCGCTTCCGGATGACGGACGAGCAGATTGAATACTTCGATGGGATGCACACCCGCAACATCATCCTGAAGGCTCGGCAGCTCGGCTTCACCACCGAGTGCTGCATCATCCAGCTGGACGCCGCACTGTTCGAGTCGGCCAAGTGCGCGCTGATCGCCCACACCCTGAACGACGCCAAGCGCCTGTTCCGGGAGAAGGTGAAGTACGCCTACGACAACCTGCCGAAAGAGATCCGCGCGGCGAACCCTGCGAGCAACGACGCTGCCGGTGAGCTGGTATTCAGCAAAGGCGGCTCGCTCTACGTCAGTACTTCGTTCCGGGGCGGCACGCTGCGTTACCTGCACGTATCCGAGTTCGGGAAGATCTGCGCCAAGTTTCCGCACAAGGCCAGAGAGATCGTCACCGGCGCCTTCGAGGCTGTCGCCACCGATTGCTTCGTCACGATTGAATCGACGGCGGAGGGGCGGGCGGGCTACTTCTTCGACTACTCGCAGAGCGCAGAGAAGCAACTGCTGTCCGGCACGCCGCTCGGCAAGCTGGACTGGAAGTTCTTCTTCTTCAGCTGGTGGAAGAACAAGGCCTACTGGCTCGACCCGGCCGAAGCGATCATTCCGCAGCGGCTGACCGACTACTTCAACGAGTTGTTCGCCAAGCACGGCATCGACACGAACCCGGGACAGCGCGCCTGGTACGCGGCCAAGGAGAAGACCCTCGGCGACGACATGAAGCGGGAATACCCGTCGATACCGGCCGAAGCCTTCCAGCAGTCGATCGAGGGCGCCTACTACGCCCAGCAGTTCACCAAGCTGTATGCCGCTCAGCGCATCGGCACGCTGCCAGACAACAGCCACCTGCCGGTGATGACCTTCTGGGACATCGGCGTCGGCGACTCCACGGCTATCTGGTTCGTGCGTCAGGTCGGCAACGAGTACCACGTCATTGACTTCTACCAGAACAGCGGGGAAGGACTGCGGCACTACATGAAGGTGCTTAAGGACAAGGGTTACACCTACTCCGAGCACTGGGGTCCGCACGACATCGACAACCGCGAGTTCGACAGCGATGCCAAGACCCGCCGGGAAATGGCACGCGAAGGCTACGAGATCGACGGCCAGCACTACCGCATGACGTTCCAGGTCGTGCCGAAGATCGGCGTGGATGACGGCATCGACCAAGCGCGCGAGATCCTCGCCCACTGCGCCTTTGACGAGGCGAAGTGCGAAGAGGGCATCACCGCGCTGGAGAACTACCGCAAAGAGTGGGACGACAAGAAGGGCTGCTGGAAAGACAAGCCGCTTCACGACTGGGCGTCTCACCCGTCCGATGCATTCCGGTACTTCGCTGTCGCCAAGAGCGCAAGAAAGCCGGTCAAATCAATCAAAATGGGATTCGCACGCTAATGGCAGACGTCACCTACACCCGCCCGGAGTACGACGCGGCACAGTCCCGTTGGCGGCTGGTGCGCGACGTGTGCAAGGGATCCGAGACTGTAAAGGCTCGCGGCGATGTGTATTTGCCCAAGCCCAACCATCACGACACCAGCCGTGAAAACGTCGAGCGGTACAAGTCCTACAAGCAGCGAGCAGTGTTCTACAACGCTACGGGGCGTACTAAACACAGCTTGGTCGGCGCGGTGTTCCGCACTTGGCCAACCCTCACTGTCCCCGGCGCACTCGATTACGTGTCTACGGATATCGACGGGCAAGGCGTAAGCGTTTACCAACAGTCTCAATCGGTCATTGGGCACCTGCTCGAAGTTGGCCGACACGGTTTGCTGGTGGATTACGCCGCGGTGCAGGCGGGCACGGTGAGCAAAGCGGACGAGCAGGCCGGACGCGCTCGAGCGAGTGTTGCGAGCTACCCTGCTGAGTCGATCAGGAATTGGAAGACCCGCAAAGTTGGCGGGCAGCACCTGCTGAGCTTGGTGGTACTGCAGGAATTCGTGGACATCGATACAGATGATGGTTTCGGCAGCGAAAAGATTACCCAGTATCGCGTGCTGCGACTGGATGAGGCTGGCGTCTATACCCAAGAGGTATGGCAGGAGAGCTCAAGCGAAACTTCGATGACCACTCCACCGTTCACGCCACTGAACGGCGCCGGCCAGCCTTGGCGCTTGATCCCCTTTCAATTTCTCGGCAGCGAGAACAACGACACCAGCATCGACGACTCGCCGCTGTATGACATGGCCGTGCTGAACATCGGTCATTACTGCAACAGTGCGGACTATGAGGATTCGGTATGGTTTTCCGGCCAGCCGCAGTTCTGGATCTCGGGGCTGGACGAAGCATGGCGCGACCATCTTGAAGCCAACGGTATTTACGTCGGCTCAAGGGCACCGCTGACGCTTCCCGCCAATGGATCGTGCGGATTTGCTCAACCCGAGCCGAACACCCTCGTGAAGGAAGCGATGGATGCCAAGAAGCAAGACATGGTGTCGCTCGGCGCCCGATTGATTGAGCGCGGCAGCGCGGTGAAGACAGCAACCCAGGCCGACAACGACAGCGCCGCCGAACACAGCGTCCTGTCGCTGGTGGTCAGCAACGTCAGCGAAGCCTACAGCCAGTGCCTTGAGTGGATGGCTGAGTTCGTGAGCGCATCCGGCGAAGTGGTCTACAAACTCAATCAGGACTTCAGCCAGATCACTTTGGACGCGACGATCTTGGCGGCGCTGTTCAACGCAGTGCAGGGCGGGAAACTGCCGGAGGGCGACTTCTGGCAGTACCTGCGCGATCGCGGCGTGATCAACCCGGAGAAAACGGACGATGAAATCCGGGAAGAGCTGGAAGCGCAAAGCACTGGGCCTGATCTGGATGACGAAGAGGTAATACCGAATGGCGGCAAACCAAGCAATCCTTGATGCCACAATCCGCCATGCCGTCTTCCTTGAGCAGTTGAAGTCGGGGGAGGTCGCGAAGTTCACGCCCTTCCTCAAGGAGATCGACCGCTCGATCCGCGAGCGGCTGACCCGGGCTGATCTGACGGATTACACCGTTTTGCGTTTGGAACGACTGCTCAGCGAAGTCGATAGTCTGCTGCTGGGCATCTTCGACCGGTACAGCGAGAAGCTGAACCTCGACCTGGTAGATATCGCCAACTACGAGGCTGAGTTTGAAGCGACTAGCCTGACCCGAGCGGCGCCGGTAGGCGTGTCGTTCGACGCGGCGGTGCCTGGTGCTGCTGCGATTCGTGCGGCAATCCTCGCCAACCCGCTCAGTGTGCGAGGCGCGGACGGCGGCAAGCTGCTCAAGTCGTTCATTGACGGCTTCACCAGTACAGAGCGGCAACGCGTTACTGGTGCGATCCGGCAGGGCTTCTTCGAAGGCCAAACCAACTTCCAGATCATCAAGAACATCCGCGGTACCAAGGCGCTAAAGTACAACGACGGCATCCTGGCCACGACCAATCGCAATGCCGGTGCAATTGTGCGGACGGCAGTGCAGCACGTCGCCACCCAGGCACGCATGGCAACGCTGAAGGCGAACTCCGATGTCGTTCCGTCGGTGGAGTGGGTCAGCACCCTGGACACGAAGACGACCAGCCAGTGCCGGACGCTCGACAAGCGCCGGTTCAAGCTGACGGAGGGGCCGCGGCCGCCGATCCACATCAACTGCCGCTCGACGGTGGTGGCGGTGACTCGCTTCAGCGCGCTGTTCGCCAAGGATGCCACCCGTGCATCCATCGGTGATGGCGGCGCGCAGCAGGTGAGGGCAGACCTCAGCTACTACGACTGGCTCAAGCAGCAGCCTGCGGCGTTTCAAGACAAGGCCATAGGACCGGTACGGGCGAAGCTGTTCCGCGAAGGCGGGCTGAGTGTCGATCGCTTCGCCGAGCTTCAGCTGGATCGCAATTTTGTACCGATGACACTTGCTCAGATGAAGGCAATCGAGCCCCTTGCATTCGAACGCGCGGGGCTAGACTTTTAGCGGTAGGTTTCTTGGCTGTGCCAAAAATACGTGGGGATCGGATTCTCAACCGCTGGCTTGCCGTCCAGATAAGCGCGACCTGCTTCCACGTTGAAGTCGAGAGCGTTTACTGGGCGGTAGAAATCAAACTTCCGCTTTGTCTTCGTGAAAATGCCAGTTTTTACGAGGGCGTCAACTACCGCCGTCGTAGCCTGCATGGTGTTGCGATAAGGCGAGTCCTTCGGCAGGAAGAAGCGGCGGATCAGCGGGTCCAGTCCGCCAGAGAACTGGCTGTCGAAGCGTTCAAGGGCTTGGGTGCGAGCGTTGACGGGCAAGCTGTCACGATAAAGCTCAAAATTTTCCGCTCTGTCGTCGTCGGCTCCGAACGACACTGTCGCTTGGCGCAGGCAGTAATCGACCAAACGTACCAAGTCAATGTGTTCGCCATCAGCTTCAGGTAGTTCGATGTAGCGGTCGTCTTTCAGTAGGGGGGTTGGCAGTGTTTCTGCCATCGGATGGTTGGTCATAAGAACATCGTAAAAGTGGTAAGGAAGCACGGCGAATAGAGGCCGGCCTTTCTCGTCGTTAATGAACTGCACATTTTGTTTCAGGGTCATGGTTTTTCCTCTTTTTCATTTCCCAAATGAAATATATGAAATAAATGACGCGCCCGCAACCTTTGTTTTTCCTATCTGCAGGCAGGGCCTGCACATCTAAGTCTCTGGGAGACAACCAATGCTGAAATTCCAACTGGATACCCTCGACGGGGTAGATGAAGCCGTGCACGCCCTTTACACCGAGAAGGACGGCAAGTTCGTACTCGGCATTGAAGGTCTACCGCAGCAAGAAGATGTATCCGGCCTGAAGGCCAAGGTTGATGAACTGCTCGGCGAGAAAAAACTGGCCGAGAAAAAGGCGCGTGAAGCTGAAGAAGCAGCACGGCTGGAGCGTGAAGAGGCCGCTCGCAAATCCGGCAACGTCGAAGAGCTCGAACGTTCCTGGTCCGAGAAATACAACCGCCGCGAGGCTGAGCTGAACGGCATGCTGGAACAGGAGCGTGGAACGCTGAGCGGGCAGATCCGGGATCTGACTGTCGGCCGTACCGCTACTGACATCGCGTCTGCCTTGGCTGTTCAAGGCAGCGCCAAAGCCCTGTTGCCGCACATCGAACGCCGTCTGAGCGTCGAGCAGCGCGATGGGAAGCCTGTTGTGGTCGTCCTCGATGCACAGGGCAAGCTTTCGGCGGCAACGCTGGATGAGCTGAAAGCAGAAATCGCGAATGACGCGGCGTTCGCGCCGTTGATCGCGGGTAGCAAGGCATCTGGCGGCGGGGCCGGCGGTGCAGGTGGTGGGGGCGGGGCCCCGAAAGGAAAAATCGGCGGTACCAAAGAGGAACGCACGGCTGCAATCGCAAGCCGGTTCCCAGATCTCCCTCAATCTTAAGGAAATAACTCATGTCCCTGTCGCAAATGCAGGTTTTCAACGAATACATCATGCCGGCGACTCTCGAGACGCTGGATCAATATCTCGCCGCGTTCAACGCTGCGAGCCGCGGCGCAATTGTGCTGTCCCCGGACGGCTTCACTGGCGATTTCCTCCAAGAGTCGTTCTTCCAAACCCTGGCTGCTGCCCAGCGCCGCGTTGACCGCTACAGCGCGAACGCTGCTGTTGCTGCTACCGACCTGACCGAGCTGAAGAACACTTCGGTAAAAGTTGCCGGCGGCTTCGGCCCGATCCGCTATGAGCCATCGCAGATGACCTGGCTGGAGCGCCCGACCGCGCAAGGTATCGAGGTTGCCAGTCGCGCGTTCGCTGAAATCCTGCTGAAGGACCAGTTGAACACTGCGATCGCGGCACTGGTTGCAGCAATCACGGCCCAAGCCGCCGCAGTCAACGATGTGTCGGCGACCGCAGGCATCACCTACGCCGGCCTGAACAACGCGCCTGCGAAGTTTGGCGATGCGAGCCAGAACCTGGTCACTCAGGTGATGCAGGGCACCAGCTACCACAAGTTGGTCGGCCAGAACCTGGCGAACCAGCAGCAGCTGTTCCAGGCGGGCAACGTTCGCGTGGTGGACATCCTCGGCAAGATCTCCGTTGTGACGGATGCCCCTGCGCTGATGCAGGCCGGCACCCCGAACAAGGAAATCATCCTGTCCCTGGTGCAAGGCGCTGCGCTGGTCCACGACGGCCGCGACATCATCAGCAACGTTCAGACCACCAACGGCAAGGAGCGGATCGAAACCACGCTCCAGACCGACTACACCTTCGGCCTGGGTCTGAAGGGCTACACCTGGGACACCACCACCGGCGGCAAGTCGCCAACCGACGCCGAACTGGCGACCGGTACCAACTGGGACAAGACCGCTACCAGCATCAAGCACACCGCCGGTGTCGCTTTGATCGGTGACGCCTCCAAGTAACCCGTGATGTCCAAGCCGTGACGTGTGCCCGGCTTGGCGGAGATGCAATCATGAGCAACAAAATCTGGTATCTACCCGGACCGTTTCACCAGTACCGGGAAGACGTAAAGGCGCTGGCGAAGGAACACGGGCTGCGCATCATCGACGCGAACATCACCGAAAGTCGCAATGAAGAGGCCGATGATGTGCCGGAGGTGACGGTGCGGCAGGTTGAGCCGGCGCCGGTGCTGCTGATCGCAGATGGTGGTGATCACGCCGCGCTGCAGGAGCTGATCGACAAGTTGAATGCTGAGCGCGATGGCATCGTGCTGCTGATCGAAGCCGCAGAAGGCCTGACCGAACTGGAACACCCGGGCGCCGGCGAATTGCCGATCCGCTTGTTCGGTGCACTGAAAGCTATTCAAGAAGGCTTTGAAACCCTCACGGGTGAACGCGACAACTTGGCGGGCGATGTTGAATCGCTACGTGGCGAAGTTGCACGGCTCAAGGCAGCAGCGGAGCCCGTCGACAATGCTGAGAATATCGCGAGCCTCAAAGCGCAACTCGACGCCGCCAATGTGACGTATCGGGCGAATGCTTCGGTAGAATCGCTGGAAAAGGCAGTTGCTGATCTACACCAGGCGTAACCACCCGGGCGCTGACAACACGGCGCCCGATCCAGCACACCAGAGCGAGCTGATTCATGACTCTCATCATCGAGGACGGTACCGGCAAGCCTGACGCCGAAAGCTACGCATCCGCCGAGGATCTGGCTATGTACGCCGTGAAGTTCGGCGTGACCATCCCGGCAGAAGTGCCAGCACAGGAAGCGCTGCTGCGCCGGTCAGCGCTGGCAATGGATGGCATGACGTGGAAAGGGCGAAAGTCCAACAGCGAACAGGCGCTGTCCTGGCCACGCCGCGGCGTCGAACTGGATTACGAAATCAAGCCAGACAACTACCTGCCGGCGCGGATCCAGTACGGCCAGATGGCGCTGGCTGCGGAGATCCACACCGATGACGTCGACCCGATCGAGAAGCGCAAAGGCGCTGTTACGCTCGAGCGTGTCGAGGGCGCGGTAACTCGCGAGTACGCGACGATCCCGAACACCAGCGGCCGACTGCTGCCGGCGGCGCCGGATCGTCCGAGCGCAACCCAGTTTGCTGACTACCTACAGAAGCGCGGTCTGTTCGCAGTGCGCGCATAGCTGAAACGGAGCCAACATGGCCTTCTACGACGAAATGGCC